GAGTAAATCTATATGTTGATGTATTATAATTAGAGTTAGTATCAAAACTTTCTGCATTAAATTGAAGTTTTGTCCATGTAGCCGCAGATAAAGTTTGTGATACATTTATATAAGCACTAAACGCTGGGGCATCTGTAATGATTTGTGGTACATCTACGTTACCACCGAATGTACTTGTTGCATTTCCTTTTATTGATGTGACCATTAGACAACACTCCACGTTGAACCATCACCTACTGTGATAGTGATACCATCAGCTACAGTTACAGGACCAGCAGTCATCGCATTACGATTATCTGCTAGTGTGTAGTTTGTATCTAGTGTGATACTGTTTTCTACAAAACCTATGCCGTTCAATGTAATTGACATTATTCTGCCTCCTCTGGTGTGTTACCTTCAGCTACCCATTCAAGATATTCTTGGTAGTCTGTGTTAGCTGGGTCAAATGGGATAGACATTTCTTTGCCATTATCCATAATACAAGTAATGCTACACAAACTACCACTTACATCATTTACTAGCTTATACATCATAATTATAACTCCGCAGAAAGTTCAAGTATTCCATTGTTACTCACAGTTACACCTTGTCCCACAGTTAATCCAGTAGCACCAGTTATATACGCTCCAAAACCCGTAGTTGTGGAATTGAGCAAATTAATCGTAGTGGCTAATACAGATACAGCTGCATAGTTGATACGGATAGATACTGCTGTATTAACAATTGATGGTGAAGCTCTCATTGAAACTGGTAAGTTAGTAAACATATCAGCTCTAGTTGAACTTACAACGTAGCCAGAACCAAATATTGAATTACTCGCAGTTGGTTTCCAATAATACCTCTGACACCTAGCTAACTGTACATCATAAGGTAAATGTTCAAAGTCACTAGCACCTTCTCCGACTTCTAGTTGGACACCTGTGATGTAGAATGTAGCACCTGATGTTCCTACTACTGATGTTGCTCCTGTAACAGAATCATAATAATTGGCAGACCATGAACCAGCAGTACCGCTGCTAGAAGAACCAGAACCTAAACTCCAATAAATTACCATGCTACTTGCATTAGTAGTTACCCATGTTCCAGTTGTGTCTCCAGTAATAGTTATGGTTTTCTTTTCCCATGTATTTGCAGCTGATATAGTATATGAATATGGATAACTTCTGTTTCCAGCAGCATTACCTACTGCTCCTCCAAATGTACCTGTCAATGAACTACGAACCCAAAAACTTAATGTAACTGTTTTAGCATTAGCTGTTCCCCAATTTAAATGAGCAACATTTAAACCTTCTATTGGTTGTGCTAATAAAAAGTAATCTGATGCACCAACAGTATATGCAGATGATGATGTTGCTAACAAGCTATAATTAAAATCAGAAGGAGCAGTAGTAGATTGTTGAACTGTGTATTTTGACGCTTGTGAAAGATATGCTCTCCATCTGTCAATATGATATTGTGCATTTGTTGGTGTAATACTTGCTCCAGCATTCCTCTGGTCAATCCTCATGTCACCATTGATAATGAGGTTACGATACATACCACCACGAAGAGAATTACCATTAGCATCTTGTAATCCATTCGCTGTGACTTTAGCTTTGGTTACACCATTGGCTTGTAATTCTATTTCACCACTTGTATCTGATGTAATAACTGCACCATTTGTTGTATCTGCATTAAACGTTATTGCCATATTATACTACCACCCATCGTTGACCAGAAGTTATAGTTACGGCTGCACCTGCTGCTATAGTCATAGGACCAACACTGTGTCCATTCTTACCAGCTGCTATTGTGTAGCTTGATGTGATTGTGTCTTCATTTTCATAGATAGCTCCACCAGCTGATGCACCACCACCGATTGCACCCCATGCTGTTGTGTAGCCTTCAAATTGACCTGTTGTAGAGTTGTATCGAAACATACCAGCAGCAGGAGAACCTGGTCGTTCTGCTATAGTACCAGTAGGAATCTCAAGAGACCCTGTACCAGTCATTGTGATTTCGTTAGGACTAAAAACGTAATTTAAAATCTGAGTACCAGTAACTTTTTTAGAAGTACCTGACTCGTTTATTTCAAATTCGTTAGCACCAGCTACTACTGAAGCTGCTAATAATCCTGATATTTTTACGTTTGCCATTTAATATACCCTTGTCCAAACTCCACTTTGTTTTACATATATTATATAAGGTTCTTTCCAAGTTCCCTCATGCTTAACATATGGTTCTGTATTTCTCCATATACCACTAAACTTAACATAAGCATCTCTTAGAAAATTAATTTTAGTTCCTCTTGCACTAAGAGAACTAACTGACAGGTTAACAGCAGTATCACCTGTTATCCTAGTATCACCTGATTCTGTTATCCTGATGTCTGTACCGTTTTCTAATTCACGAATACGATTAGTATCAAAATAACTTTCTACTTGTCCGTACTGTATTGTCATGATAAATACACCTTAGTCCAGACACCAGAAACTTTTTTATAAATCTCTTTAGGCTCTACCCAACTACCATTGTATTTAACATAAGGTGTTGAGACTTTCCAAGTACCTGCATCTTTAACATACATGGTACTATCAAATGCTTTAGCAGTTAAACTACCTGTACCTGTAAGTGATGCTTCTCCGTATTCTACATCACGACCTTCAGCATATAAAGTTCCAATACCAGTTAAAGAACTTAATCCAGGTCTTGTTCTTAATCCTATAGAACTTAATGTACCTGTACCAGTTAAAGTAGTTAAACCATATCTAGTTCTATCACCTATAGCAGCTAGTGTACCAGTTCCTGTAAGATTAGAAACACCTACAAAAACTCCTAGACCTGCTGTAAGTTTACTACCTGTAGCTGATAAACTAGAAATCCCAGAAGCTACTAAATCACCATCACTTGCTAAAGTACCTGTACCTGTAAAAGCACTTAATCCATATTGGATTCTAGTACCTATAGAAGCTATTGAACCTGTACCAGTTAACGAACTATCTGCTAGTAAAGTTGCATAACCTATTGATGCTATAGTTCCAATACCTGTAACTGCACTAGCACCTGGTCTAGTTCTATCTGCTACTGAAACTAGTGTGCCTGTACCTGTTAAACTTGTAGTACCACTAGTTCTTAAATCTGGGTCTGATGTTATAGACCCTGTACCACTAAGGCTTGACTCTCCTAAGTAGAAGCGTTCCGTTATTCGGAACACACTGGCTTCAGTTATCCTGCTATCGCCATTTTCTAGGACTCGGAAGCCGTCAGCCATGGCTTACCCTTAAGCTAATGTAAGGTCGATATTACCTACTGAAAACTCTAAAGTATCGCCATCTGCAATTGTTTTAGATGCAGTCATAGCACCATGCCATAATAAATTACCACCTGCTACGGCATCAAAAATACCAATGTGAGTTACTGTACCATAGTCAGCACCTGATGCTGTAAATGATACTGTGCCTGTATTTGATGTTGTACCACCTGGTGAAGATGCTGCTGCAAATGTTACTGATTGTCTTGCATAACCGCCTGTTGATACTTCAGTACCGCCACCTGCATCACTTGGAGCAGCTGTATATAGAGCCACATACCAAGCAGTAGGACGAGTCGCTGCACCGTTTGTCATCAACCAGTCTAGCAAGAGTGCTTCTGAGTGGTCTGATAAAGCTGCCATTTATTTCTCCTATTAAACTACTTTAAACCAAATATCACCATCGGTACCACCTGATGGAGAACTTGTACTAATTGTTACACGATTTGTTAATGCTAAATAATCATTATATACACTTTGCATCTGTGCTAGATAATCTGTACCACCTATTGTAAAAGTACCTGACGCTGAAATGTTACGAGCATTATTAATGTCGTTACTATTCATATCGAGGTCATTCTGCATAGAGTTGGGTTCTCCAGCAGGATTATTTCGATATAAAACTTTACTGTTTAATTCTGTTTCAATTGCATCAAAGTTTGCATTTAACGCTGTGGTAGATGCGTATCCTGATGCAATATTGTCAATTGTAATCTTAGCCACTATTTTTCTCCGTTAATAACTTTAAGACCTATACGTTCTAAGTCATCATTCAATTCTTTTTTACTTCGAGCAGACCGTTTTACTTCCCCGTCTATTTCTGCTTTGCTAGGTCTACCTCGTTTAGAAATATAACCTTTCTCGACTAAATACTTTGCTGCATTAACTGCCTTAGCATCATTGTCTTTACTTGCATGGATAAGAGCTTTCATACCTAGAGCTTGATGTTTAATGTCTAGTTCATCTCGCCATGCTTTAATTGTGTCTTTAATATCAGGGATTGTATCATTTGCTAACTTACACCAGTGGTCCCATGACCCTAACGTATCAATTGCAAATTCATATTCATAACCAGGTAAATGGTCATAAGACATATAGATACGTTTAAGAGAAGGGTACTTAACTCCAGCTCTTTCAATATCATAGTCCTTAATCGAAAAGACAGGGGGATACTTGATAGTATCTACCCCATGTCTTAGTTCCCAGAAAAGGGATTGTGTGCGATAACGACCTAAGTCGTCTTTGTAGTCATTATGTTTCATTTATGTATAACTATAGTTTACCTATATATTATACCATAATCTTTTAAAAAAGTCAACCTTTAATTTCTATTTTCTTAGGTTTTCTTTCTTCAGGTAAGTTATTGTGTAAATGTACAGTAAGTATACCGTTCGTAAAAGAAGCATCTTTAATTTCAAGAGTATCTACTAATCTAAAGGTTTTTAAAAATTTTCTAGTTGAAATACCTTGATGTAAATAATCTTTACCTTCTTTATTTTCTTTCTTACCTTCGATGGTTAGTTTCCCATCTTTTAGTTCTACTGATAAGTCCTGCTTATTAAAACCAGCTAGAGCTAACTCTACGTGGTAATTAACATCATCTACCTTGACAATGTTGTGATGAGGATACTTATCATTCTGATTCCAAAGAGTCTCACTTAAGAATCTGTCAAGTCCTAATGTTGGACTACTGTAATATGTATTTAATACCATAATCTATAATTCCTTCCTTAAAAGCAAATTAATTAAAAAGTTTACATTATATGATGCTTTACATGATGACCAATCTTAATATTAAAAAGCATTGATATCATGCTTTACATCATAATAATATTATATCATATTTTTAAATAAAAGTCAATAGTATTTAATAACTGTTACAAAATTATAACAATTGAACCCTCTTGGTAGAGTATACCTACCCTCCCTCTGCGAGGGTCGTACTTACCCGAGCACAAAATTATAGTTCAGTCGATATAGAAAATTTGTATGAGATATTTTTTTACTGTAGTGCATATAGTACAGCTAAGCATTAACCCCCTGGTAGGGGTAAACACATTGTTACAGTTAAGAAACAGAGTTAATTTAATTAACATCTGCATAAATTTTAATCAACTGTTAAGTTGTATTACATTCTTTATCTATTTCTCACTGCTATGTATTTGATATCATTGATAAAGTAATTGTTGGTACAACTTAATCCATTGGTAAGATATTAATATTGTAATAATATGTCTAAGTCCTGTGTTAAAGATAACTGTATTTAGTCAGCCTCCACAATTACTCCTTGTTTAATTAATGTAAAAATGTGCGTGTCGTAGTAACTACAACAATAACGGAAACACATTCATTCCTCATTTGCAAGGGCTTCGCAAGTCGCTACGCGACCCTTGCCAAATGATTCCCTTTTGTGTTGTCCTATTGTTGTGTCACTAGACACACAATTTTAACTTTAATTAGGAGTAATTATTATGGCTGATAAAACAGTAAAAACAGTAAGTTTAACACAAAACTTTGACTTCGAAAATTATTACAAGTTAATTGGTAAAGCACCAATCGGATTAAGATTGTACCTTGCTCAACAATTACTTGACAATGCTGCAAGCAGAATAAGCAGAAGCCAAAAAGAGTTGAGAGAATCAATCGAAAACTGTGCCGAAGAGATTGAAGAGATTCGTAACGCTCGTAAGAAAGCTTACGAAGCTCAAGAAAATCAAGGCTCACCTGAGATTGAAATCAATCAAGAAACTAACTCAGGTGACTGGGGTAAAGTTGCTTAACTTAAAAGGGGTTGCAAAACCCCTTTTTTTATTATAGGATATTATTATGCAATATACCCAGGAATATGTTTTGATTAAACATCCAACAGGTACTACAAGGGTGGTAGACAATATAGACGACATTTTATTTTTTAACGGCTGGAGGTTTGTTAAGTATGTACCTAATAGCAAAATAGATTGGAATCAATATTGGTCTGACCGTAACAATTATTATGATAAGGTAAAAGCTTATGAAATATAAATTAAACCTAGAATTATTATCATTAGATTCTTTAAAAGAACTCTATTGCAAATCACATTTTATTGTGTATAATAAAATACCTAAAGCTGATGAGTATCCTTATAACTCAACAGAGCGAAATAAAAAAATATTAATTGCACAGATTAACTTACTTAACAAAATAGGAGCAAAATAATGGATGCAATGATGGAATATAAAGCAATGATGAGAGAAGAAAAAGAAAGATTAAAACAATACTATCAATCACAGCAACCAGAAGTAAAGAGCAATATAGGCAAACAACAATGGATAGTTGACGCTAGTACTGTTGTTAACTTTGAAGTTATTGTTGAAGCAAGCAACAAAGACGAAGCTATTGCTAAAGCAAAAGCAAGTCTTAATGCACATGATAATAATGTTTATGAGGACTATGGTGATATCAAAATAGATGACGCTATAGAAATTCAAAATGGATAACTGGTATCCAACAGAAGAGGACATTAATGACATGGCACTAGAAGAATTCAATCGACTTCTTCAATTGTATGTTAGTAATGGTATGCCATATGCTGTAGCATATAGTACTGCAAAACAGGAAATATATGGTGCAGATTGGTATTTGTAGTATTCAATTAACTTTTATAAGGAGTAGTCATTATGCGACCTATTAGTAGACAAGTTGCATTAAGTAATGGTTTATTAAACTGGCTTGAACTAAAGCATTACTTTGAAAAGCTTAACAAGACAGACAAAAGTTTTATTATAACTTATACACCAGAGCA